GCTGCCATTGAGAAATCAACATCAAATATCATGCAATCGTATGCCTGGGCCAAAGGATTCCCGGTATACAACCAATCCGATGTTATAGCCAACGTTAATAAGTACCTGACAAGTGATGATTTATATTCTATTGTAAGACGTATCGCAAGAACGGCGGCCATGATACCGTTCAAAGTGTATGAGGTTAAAAATGATAAGGCACTTAAAGAATATACTTTTGCTTCCAGCCAGAAAAACCACAATACACAGACACTTTTAAAAAAGCAATTTCTAAAAGTAAAGGCACTTGAGGAGGTTCCCCAAGATAACTACTTACAGATGCTAATTGATAACCCGAACCAGTGTTATTCGGCTACAGAGTTTTACGAGGGGTTATATTCAATGCGGTTAATTACTGGCAATTCATACATATACGCTCCACCGTTAGAGCTTGGCCCCAATGCGGGGAAACCCGGAGAAATATGGATAATGCCTTCTCAATTTGTAAGTTTACAAGTTAGTCAATCATGGCCAAGGATCATATTGGGGTATCGGTTACAGATATCCGAAATATTAAATTTAAACGTGGAAGATGTTACACATACCATGTACTTTAACCCGGATTTTGGCGTATATGGAACGGAATTAATAGGGTTGTCACCGCTGCGGGCCGGAAGTAAAATACTTACAAGGCAGGAAGCAGAAACCGACTATTCTGTTAATTCATTTCAGAATTCAGGTATAAGCGGTATCGTTACCAACGAATCCATACAAGGTGGCGATTTAGATATTGCTGCTGCAGGAAAATTGAAATCTGATTTCTATGCTGAGGCATCCGGGGTGCAGAATGCAAGGAAATTGTTGTTTACGGTTGGGAAAATAGGGTATACCCATGTGGGCCTTAGTCCGGTTGATATGGATTTGCTGAAAAGTGAAGTAAGGACATTCAAAAAACTTTGCAATTTGTACGGGGTAAGTGACCGGCTATTTAACAACGACGCTACCGGAAGCGAAATTTCTATTGATGTAGCGTATAAAGACCTGTACACCAATGCCGTATTGCCCGAAGTGTATGCACTTCGCGATAGTATAAATAGGAGCATTACTCCAAAATTTAACGGTAAAGGCAAAACGTTTTATGTAGACTGCGATATTACCGGCATTATGGAGCTACAAGATGATATGAAGGATATGGCAACTGTTTTTAGTTCACTCCCACTGATGAACCCGGCTGTAATTGCGAAAGCATTTAATTGGGATTATGATGATGATGACGCTAATATGGATCGTTATTTTATTAAACAGGGCTACCAAACAATTGAGGACGCCATGGCCGCGGCAATACAGCCACTACCAATAGAAACAGAAAATGGAAATTGATAAAATAATAATATTGGCTATACCTGCCGAAACCTGCCCGATAAAAAACCAAAATGCGATGTGGAGGAGGGAGGAATTACGTAAACGGATAGAAGAATTATTGAAAGAACGCGATAAATCAAAACCATACCAACCACCACTTGAATATAAAGCAACAATACCTTACTAACTTTCACGCGTTCCAGCAAAATAGGGAAAAGTCTTTTGCGCCTAAAATATTTTCCGCTTTAAGATTACAATATCAGCAGTTTATTAAATCAAAAGGGGATTTAATGGCCATAACATCTTTCGGCGTGTACACTACACTGAAAGCGTTGTATTTAGATGCGGGGGTAAATTATGGCAGTTTAGTTTATGCCGGGTTGCCTAAAAAACCGGTTAAGAGAAGGGCTCCAATAGGATTTAACCAGATGATGCGTGATTTAATAAATGTTTATTTTGAAGGTGATATATTGAATACCAGCGAAGGGATTACGGACACTACCCGCAATTTGATAAGGGTAGTTATGCAGATCGCCAACGAAGAAGGCCGTGGGTTTGACTGGATTACAGACCAGCTTGTTAAAGAATCTTACGATCTAACGCGGAACCGTAGCCGATTAATTGCCCGTACCGAAACGGTTACCTCTGCCAACCAGGCGGCTTATTTTGCTGCAGCAAAAAATGGGTTGATGATGAAAAAAGAATGGCTTTCGGCAATGGATAACCGAGTGCGTACCGATCATGAGCTGGTAAACGGTAGCGTTATCGATATGGAAGATTTTTTTACCATAGGTGGAACAAAGATGTTATTGCCTGGTGCAAAAACCCAGCAAAACGGCCTTCCGTCACTTGCTAAAGAGGTATGCAATTGCCGGTGCACGGTATTATATTTGCCTCAGCGCGATGCGTCAGGCAGGGTAGTTGAGTACGATTACGGGTTATGGCCACAGTTAGTTAGTTAATATTTTTTTTGCTAAAAATAAATTTGCAACAATGTTGCAAAAAATATATAACTTTATACCGTGAAAATATTTTAAATGGCAGACCAGTATTTTATTAAGAAAATAATTACATGTAAAGCACTCGATGTTGATACAAAAACAAAGAGTGTAAAAATAGCCATAGCAGAAACAGAGACCATTGATCACGATGGCGATTTGATTTTACCAACAGCAGCAATAAAAACGTTAAAGGAAAGGGGCCCTCAGGGAACAAATGAGATATGGCATTTATTAGATCACACAGCTAAATCATTTTCCGCTCTTTCAAAGTTTTCTGAAATGGGTATGTACGGTAAATATATAGGAGGTGTATCAAAATACAAGGATTCATTTGCGTGGAGGGAAGTCGCGTGGCCGCTATATGAAGCTGGGGATTTTACACAACATAGTATTGCATTTAGAACTATTGATGAAAAACAGATGAATGGTTATAATGAAATTCGCGAGATACAAATATTTGAAGGTAGTGCTGTTTTATGGGGGGCAAACCCATATACGCCAACGTTAGAAATAACTAAAGCACTCGGTTTTGACCCCGCAAAAGACAGTGTTTTACATAGGATTGAACGATTAAGTAAATCTCTTTCACTTGGAAAGTATGAAGATGATAGCCATAGGGAACTAATGGTTATTGAATTACAACAATTAAAGCAGGATATTTTTGATCTTATAAAATCCACTGGGCCGGGAAAAAATTCCACACAGCCGGAGTTAGCTAAAGAATATCTGACTGCGATAAAAACATTTAGAAACTCTTTAAAAAATTAAAAATGGCAGAAAATAAATTAAGCCCCGAACAGGAGGCCCTTGTAAAGGAAATGGAAGGCATGAAAGCCGACCTTGAAAAAAGTATCAGCGAAAAAACAGACGCTGCAATTGTTGCTAAACTCAAAGAGCAGAAAGATGCTATTGATGAAGCAATAAAATTGGCAAATGAAAAATCAGCAACAGCCGAGGAAGTGGCCGCAATAAAAGCAGACCTAACGGCAACGATTAGGGCCTTGGATATTCTTCAAACAAGGGTTAAAGGCACCCCTGCACCAAAACAAAAAAGTGCCGTTTCCTTGAGCGAAGCCGTTGGGAAAGTGGTGGAAGGATTATCAAAAGATGATATTGATAATCTTACCAGGAACAAATCAGCGTCACTCATTGTGCCACTCGGAAATGTCGATTTGTCAATCGATTGGAAAGCGGATATGGACGAAGAAAAAATGCGCCAAAAAACGGATATGATCCTGAGTAATACCATAACGGGTACGACTGTACTAACCTACAACCAGCGCCAGGCCTTAGTACCATCCCAGAAAGTAAATATCCGTGACCTTGTGCCAACCGTTCCAAGCCCTACCGGCCAGTATGTAACTTATGCTGAAGATTCCGGGCTGACAAATAACATAGCAGCTCAAACGGAAGGGAGCAGTAAAGGCAACAATGTGTACACGCTTACGGCAACTACCCTTAACAACCCATATATCGCAGGGTTTAGCCGGTTCAGTAAGCAACTATTGAAATTCACTCCGTTTATGCAGGGAACTTTATCGCGTATGCTTATGCGTGATTATTTCAAAAAGGAGAATGCCGCTGGCATGACTGTTTTGGCAACCGGTACCGGGCCAACTTCAATGGGAAGCAGCCCGGATGATGTTAAGCAGTTGATTGCTTTAATTGCCGGCTTTGCTGCAACGGATTACAACCCATCATACATATTAACCACATGGGCAATATGGGGAAGGTTACTAACCAGCACGTATACCAGCGGTTACTACCCCGGAGCCGGCGCGGTTTCAATTGTAAACAACCAGCTTTCAATTGGCGGCGTTCCCATTGTTCCCACTTCATGGGTAACATCAAGCAAAGCCTGTCTGGTTGATAGTGATTACCTGGAAAGGATTGAAGTGGAAGGATTAAACCTTGCTTTCAGCTATGAAGATGCTGACAACTTTACAAAAAACCTTATCACGGCAAGGGTTGAGTGCCAAACAGCATTTAACTTAATGACCACCAAGGGTATATGTTACGCCGATCTTGGCGTAAGCTAATGGCTGTTTTATTGTTAGAATAATAGGGATAAGCCTGCCTGTTAGTAGGCGGGCTTTTCTTTTAAAAATTATTTTTATGGTTATCCAAAAAGTTGCTTTCAATGCAGTTACAGACGTTGTATTTGATGATGGAACAGTAACGGAACCGGTTACCAAGGCACAGGTTAAATCTTTTTGCAAACTAAATACTGGTACAACCGAAGATGCTTTGCTGGATATTTTCATAACAGCGGCAAGGATACAATGTGAACAGTATTGCAATATTGGATTTATTCCAAGGGAAGTGACCGCAATAATAAATAATTCATGTGGCAATGTGTATCTCCCGTTTGGCCCGGTAACGTTACCGGTTACCAGCATTAAAGATTCGGACGGAGTAGATATAAGTGACTATGAAATACAGGGCACAAAATGGGCTCGTCTGGTAAAGCCAACTTTAGAAAATATTACTATTGTATATAATGCAGGGTATGAAGATTTACCTGGCGAATTAAAGCTGGCAGTATTGCAGCAGGTTTTTTACCTCTATGAAAACCGTGGCGAAAGTAACGAAATATCACGTTCGGGAGTAGTCGAAATACATTTGTCTGCAGAGGCAAAAGCAACGCTAAACAGGTTAAGAAGGAATTTATGAAAGTAAGCGAATTCAACCAATTGGTTACATTCAGGGCCTACAGTGAGTCGCAAAACGATTCCGGTGGCATAGTTAAAGCTATATCCGAAACGAAAGAGGTTTGGGCCAAAGTTGAAGTATCGGATGGATCAACATCGGCAAGTCAATCGCAAATGATGAGCGACAGTAATAGAACGGTAACTATCCGGTATGATGCTGCAATAAATACCAATTGGGTGATGATCTATGAATTCCAGGTCTACCAAATAAATAATGTTTCTATCCTCGATCCGAATTACAAAAGGTACATGCGCTTAAACGTTAGTACCTCGTTGGCCGTTGGAACCTATGCGGGCCCCGCTGGGGGTATTGATAACTGGACAGATTTTAGCTGGACAAATGAAACTGGGCGTTTTTATTTTACTGGTGCTGATGAAGTACCTAATACGCTTACGGTACTTGAGTTTTACAACCCTGCAGATCATTCGCAGTATTATATTAACGGTGAGGGTCACTCATTTTCAATTGGTGCATTTGAAGGGAGGGAGGTATTTGCCGAATATCTTACCGTGGGATATGTATTTATTCGCTGGAGAAGGGTAAGCGCGGCCCCTGACTACACGCCACTAACGGATTGGGATAGTACCACATTACAGGTAAGTAATTTATCTGCGCGGTGGTATCGAATTTGGTGGTTAAATAATGGAAGTGTGTATGATATTTACCCTGGATTTACAAATTATGAGCTATATTCAATATATGGGAATTATATCGGTGCAGTTAATAATATTGATGAATTAGTAAGCACATGGAACAACAGCCCGGACAACGCTTTGTTTCTTATCACTGACTATAAAGCAGAACCATTTTATTTTGCGAGGATTACCCCTGATCCTGCACAATTAATTTACCCATTCCAATTTGTAAAAGTCGCACAATAATGG